CTTGCTGACCGTGTATTTCTTGAGCAGGTCGGTAAGAGGCGAGAGAGCGCTGTCGGAGGCGATCACGTCGGCGTCAGAGATGTCGCCGCAGACCTCCAGGAGAAGACCCCGCTGCTTTTGCCAGGGGAGAGCGGGAAAGCTGGTGGGAGACGTGAGAAGCCGGAAAACGCCCTCGTCCCCGGCAATCTCGGCAATGCGAGCTTTGTATTCGTTCTCCTTGGTGGGTACGCCGTCGATGAAATGGTCCACTGTGTTCCCGGTGAGCTCTGATTTCGCGCTCCCGCGCCTTTTTGTCCATACTTCGTGGTAGACCTTCTTTAACGTGGTGGGCGTGCCATCAATCTGGAGAAGCGCCTCCACGCTGTGATCGAGACCGTGGGCCATGTTCCCCTCGGCGTCAAGGTTCTTGATCTCGAAATCTGCCCGGCCTAGCGCATCGCGAGACCAAAGTAACCAGCTCCAGGCGCTTGCCAGCCGAGTCTTGCCGGCGGCGTTGGCGCCCCACACGCTCACGTCCTCGCTGTCGGCATCAAGCGTGAACGTCCCTCCCTGAAAATCTTGAAGAATCAATCGCTGCAATCGTATGTCCATCATCTCTTTCCTCCCTCCACTTTCGGAAAGTCCTCGCGGGTAAGCTCTGTTCCGGGGACAGGGCATATAACCAGTTGACAATCGCTTACTGGTCGGCAGCCGGAATATGCGACTCCGCCGAGTGCCGGATGATCAAATATCGTGTCGCATTCCTTCCTGCTGCCCCGATGCAATAATTGTTCTTCTGCCGGTCCACCGTCCAAGAAGTGCAAGACATACCCAACAGCCCATTCTTCACTCATGATCCGCCTCCTTGCCCCGATTGAAGAAGAACAGGGCGATCTGCCAGGGAAAGCGGGTCGAGTCCCAGAAGGGCGCCACAGCTTTGGCGTACTTCGTCACCGCTTCCTCGAAATCCTCGGGGTATGTTTCTGTTTCGTAGTCTCGGCTCATCACATCACCCCCGCTTCGTCTCTGTTGCGCCTCTCCATTTTCGCCACGGCCACGACTGCCGCCATCCTCACCGCGGCAGGAAGGGCCACCCGCTCCCATCGCCCGGGGAACAGCTCGGGATTCGGCACGAAGATGGAGCAATATTGTGCCGGTCTCTCCGCCGTTACCATGGCGGCGCACTCCACCCTGCCATCGGGCCGGATGTAGCTGAAATATTTGCAGGCTCTACAGGTCATGGAATACCTCCTTGAGCGGCATTAGCCATCCTTCGCCGCCATCGAACGTAAAATGATGAGGCTCATATTTCCCGGTCTTGCTGAGGCGGCAGTTGGGGAGCGTGTACAGTTTGAAAATATATTTTGCGTCGATATCCATTCCGCCCCACTCAATAGGCTGGGAGGCATAGTACCACTGCACGCAGTCCTCGCAGAAATTCGCGGGCACTGGCAGGGTGGGCAGGGGGTATAGAGGACTCAGCCTTTCATACCCTTTGACGCACTTGGCTACCTCTGCGGCAATTTGAGGATACTTATGGGGAACTATGCCCCCTACTTCCGGCAAAACTAGGATTATGGCCCTGTCGGTGACATATGTTTTTCCCTCATAATTCCAAGGGCGGCGATATATATCATTGCTCATAGCAGCAAAAAATAGCAGGTCTTCTGTTTTCATAGTCCCCTCTATGGCTTCCTGTAAACATAATGGACGCCCTCGACCATTCCGAAATACCCGTAACCGGCGGCCAGGATATGCCACATTTCATCGACAAACGTGCGGTGCTTGTCTTCTATCTTGAGGTCAGCCGTGACGATGAATGTTGCTTTTAGGGCGGCATCCCAGGTGGCATCCCTGGCGGCATCCCTGGCGGCATCCCTGGCGGCACCCCTGACGACACCCCAGGCGGCATCCCAGGTGGCATCCCTGGCGACATCCCTGGCGGCACCCCTGACGACACCCCTGGCGGCACCCCTGACGGCACCCCTGACGACACCCCAGGCGGCACCCCAGGCGGCACCCCAGGCGGCACCCCTGGCGGCACCCCTGGCGGCACCCCTGGTGGCATCCCTGGCGGCATCCCTGGCGGCATCCCTGACGACACCCCTGGCGGCATCCCTGGCGGCATCCCAGGCGGCATCCCTGATGGCATCCCAGGCGGCACCCCAGGCGGCACCCCAGGTATCAAACATTTTCCACTTCGGGTCTATCTCGCCGTGGTTGTCGAACCACTCCATGTTCTTGAGTGATTCGACAAAGCCGATAGCGTCGAGCCACCACTGAGGATGAGGCACTTCTTCCAAGAGCCGCGCCGACCGGCAGACACACTTATCATCTTCCCATTCGTGGATGCCTTTAGCCTCGGCCAGATAACACGTGCAACCCCACACATACCAGCGAAGCGGCTTTTTGGTCAGGTGTATCCCTCGCCAGCAGATAGACAGTTCGCCTTCAAAGGTATGCCAGTTGCCGGGCGTACCGGCGGAAGGGAGCGACCATTCTAGGGCACCCCCGTGTGCGGACCGACCGTCTTTGAGGACTTTATACAACAGCTGTTTTTTCATTCTACCCCCTTTAGCGCGTCGCAAAATCGATCAGTGTTGCGATCAGCCAGCACCCGGCAGCCAGTACCCCGACGACAAGGGCCATGAAGAAATCAAGCCCCCAATCGTCCATCATAGCTCCCGGGGAGCGACGAGCCGGAACCGTGGCGGGGCAGCAGGCGCCAGGTGGTGCTCATCCGCGTAAATAATCAGCGCTGCTTTGAGGACCGTGTTAAGGTCTATTCCCTTGTCTCGCGCCAGCCGCCGGTACGCATCGGCCACCGAGACGGGGAAACGGCGAAGAGTAAGAGTTTCATTCCTCATTATGCGACACCTTCCTTGCGATGTTGGGATTCCACCGCTCCAGATAAACCACCGCCTCAGCGACAGAGAACGGGCGACTCAGGCCCTTCTGAAACTGATATTCCTGCGATCCGGGCAGACAGTAACCCCCGCGCCAGACGATCCACTCGGCCCTCTGATTGATAAGACATCTCGCCTGACAGTGATTGCTGTTCACGGTGGTGACCCCACAAACCAACTCGCACTGGGTGGTCTCGTCCAGCACATGGGCGCAATAGAGGGCGTTGTGTCGGCAGACGCCCGTTTCCGTTGTACCGCAAGCGGAGAGCAGCAAGATAAGCGCTGCCGCTCCTAACCCCAAAACCAATGCGGCCGATCCGTTTTTCCCTGACCAAAGAAGCAGCCTCCGAATATCACTCATCTCCCCCCCCTATTTGGGCCTGTCTTCCTTCCGGGCCTTCTTCCTCTCTTCCGACCGGAACATCGCCCGGACTGCCGACCGCACAATCTCGGCCATTGGGGTTTCCGTTTCCCGACTCATCGCCTTTAAGGTGCGGTGCATGTCGTCAGCCATGTCGAGTGTCAATGTCTGCATGATTACTACCTCCGTTTTGAGAATGTGTGCTATCTATCTGTAGTCACGAAACAAGTATACACGCCACTTTGCGCATTTGTCAAGAAAAAAGCGACGTGCCAAAATAAAAAATTTCCTTCACTTTTTCCCCCGACTATGCAAAAATGAAGGATGATGGAAGCGCTTAGAGCACCCTGCCTCCTAATTTGCGACTTTTTGGAAGAGGCCGCAGCGTTACGTTTTTGTTACGCCGTAACGGAATGTCCCAATAAAGTAACGCTCCGTAACAGGCGGATGTATAGAGAAGCAAAAGACAGGAATGACAACGCAATTCGTCAACAGCGTTACAGAGAGAAACACAAAAGTAACGGCACAGTAACGGCCCCTCTTCCTATTCCTATTTCTTTTCTAGAAGAATCTTTAGTAAAAGATTCTATGTCTGCTGAGGAGTCAGCCGACGTAAAAAGACCACCTTGTCCTCATGAAAAAATTATAGAACTGTATCACGAGATACTCCCCATGATGGCCAGAGTGAGAGAACCTTACAGCGTCTACTGGAATGGAGTAAGAAAAAAGCACTTGGCGACTCGCTGGAAGGAGTCAGAGGAACATCAGGATTTAGACTTTTGGACAAGGTTTTTTACGTGGGTAAAAAGTGACTGTCCATTCCTGCTGGGACAAGGAAGGGATGGGTGGAAGGCGGATATAGGATGGCTTATCTGTCCTGGAAATTTTGTTAAGGTTTTAGAAGGTGGTAATAGATATCGACTTAAAAAGCAAAGAGGGAGAGAGTAGGGCGATGAGCAGCGACCTGACGATATGGCTTTCTGACTGGCTCACCCGCCTGTCCGACGACTTGGAAATACGCCTGCTGCCGAGCAAACGTCAGCTATTCAGCCGGGAAAAGGCGGCCCTAGAAGCGTTTATAGACGGCGGTATTGCTGATAAGCAGAACGTCTATTTTGGCGTGTTGGGCCGGGAAGGGAAGGCCGGGGCGAAGGAAAACGTGAAAGAGGCCCACTGCCTATGGGCGGACATTGACTTCAAAGACCTTCAGGAAGGGAAGGCCGAAGCCGACGGCATTGTGGCGACATTCGACCATTCACCGTCCTTGCTGATAAGCACCGGGGGCGGGTATCATCTGTACTGGTTTTTGGATAAGCCTACGGTTGACCTCGCAAGGGTGGAACGGATATTAAAAGGGCTTGTTCCCCGCCTGAAGGCCGACATAAAAGCGGCGGAAATAGCTCGGGTACTCCGCGCCCCCGAGTCAAGGAACTGGAAGTATGACCCGCCACGGCGCGTTGACATAGAAGAATTTAACGGCAACACCTACAGCCTCGACGACTTCAAGGAATGGGAACTGCCGGAAGAGCCGGAACGCCTTGCGGACATGGGTATAGAGTCGGAAGAACGGATAGATGTGCGCCGGTATCTGAAGCAATATAAAGTCCCGGTTGTGAAGGTAAAACCGCAAGGGACCGCCACGATGTTCTGCCTGAAGCTCTGCCTCTTCGATGAAAATCACACAGAGAAGGGCCGGGAGAATGAGGCGGCGATAGTACAGGGTGAGTCGGGGAAACTCTCGTATCAATGTTTTCATGGGTCCTGCCAGGGGCGAAAATGGGCGGAAGCACGGGAAAAAATAAGCGGAAATGACGCAATGACCCCGTTTATCATGCGGGACCTGCGCCCCCTCGTGGAAAAGTACGTCGGGGAACTCACCGGAGAAACGTCGATAGGTGCGCTCCACTCCTGGTATGACGTCAAGACCATCACCGAGCGGCAGGAAAGCGTCTCTATCCTCAATGAAATGGCCGCAAAGAGAGTAATCGTATGGGTAGGCCGGAAGCACGGGATTTTCCGGCCCGTGGACAAGAATCCACAGATAATGATTTTGGGGATGCCTAAGCGAGACCGGGTGAGTATCCATCTTCCCTTTAACCTCCACACCCTTGTTAATCTTTACCCGCGCAACATCGTCATGTGCGCCGGAGAAAAGGACGCCGGAAAGACCACGTTTGCCCTCAATGCCGCGTATGCGAACCGGGCCCGGATACACGTCACCTATTTCAATTCCGAGATGGGGCCGGAAGAACTTGAGGCCCGGCTTGTCCTCTTTCCCGATGCCCGCCTGTCCGAATGGAGAAAAATCACCTGGATTGAACGCGCTTCCCGCTTCGAGGATTTTATAGACCCTGACGGCTTCAACATCATCGACTTTTTGGAAGTCGGGACCGACGCTTACGCCGTAGTTGAGGACATCAAGCGGGTGTTTGACCGGCTCATGGGCGGCGTGCTCCTGATTGTCATGCAGAAACGGAGCTACAAAGAATGGGCTGTAGGCGGCGAGGGAACGCTTGAGAAGGCGCGTCTCGCGGTCAACCTGGAACGAAGGGCTGGTATCGGGAACGTCTGCCGGATAACCGTTGCCAAGAACTGGACAGGGGTTATCCAGCACCCACGGGGCTATGAGTGTCTCTACAAGATTTACAGGGGCGGCAAGATGGAGATGAACGGCGAGTGGTATGACCCGGATGCGCTTGCGGTATTGGAAGGTAAGAAAGAGCGCGGTATGCCGTCGAGAAAGAAAAAAGACCGGGATTTTGTGCCGGAATAAGGGGGAGTTATGGGTGGCAACAGACTATTGTACCCGTGGGTGACGAATACTCACGCCCATCTTGGCGGCGAGTGTCCGCAGAGGCTAAAACCATGAGCCTCTACGTCGATCGCCGCAACACCGACTGGACAGTGGAGGATGAGTTACGTTTTGTATCGGGCCTGTCGGGTCCGGCGTTGAAGGGCTACATCGAGGCGCTGAGGTATCCGGCGAGTCAGTGGACCGATGAGGAGATGGTGAGGATACGACAGCACGCTTTGGCGTGCAGGGGGTAAGGGGATGATACAGACGCTCCGAATAGTGGGAATACCAAAAGCACAGGGCCGCCCCAAGTTTTTCAGGCGCGGCAACCACGTCGGCACATACGACCCGAAGGAAAGTAGACACTGGAAAAACAATGTTTCCGCGCAAATTGTGGCACAAAAACCCCAATTCATTAAATCGGGGGCAATCAGCGTTATTATGTTATTTCACCTTCCAAAACCTAAAAGCTTATCGAAAAAGGTACTGCGGCATGTTAAGAAGCCCGATATTGATAACCTTCAGAAAGCCATTTTTGATTCTTGCAAGGGTATTCTATGGGGCGACGATTCGCAGGTGGTGGAAATATTTGCGGCAAAGTCATACGCGCTTGAGGAACCGCACGTATTACTCACAGTCAATGCGCTTGTGGAGTGACTATGAAACCCAAGGACTACTTTTACCTCATCCTCAGCATGGCGATCATGGTTGCTGCGATCAATCTGTGGCACGCGGTATGGGTTTGGCGGGTGATAAAGTGATCGCGGCGGTTTTGCGAACAGGGTACGACATGGCAGTGTCGGTGTCGCGGTCGCGCTCGGGGTCGGCGTCGCGCTCGTGGTCGGCGTCGCGCTCGGGCTCGTGGTCGGTGTCGGGCTCGCGCTCGTGCTCGGCGTCGTGCTCGTGGTCGTGGTCGAGGTCGGCGTCGTGCTCGGCGTCGTGGTCGTGGTCGCGCTCGTGGTCGCGGTCGCGCTCGGGCTCGTGCTCGTGGTCGGGGCCGGGGTCGAGCTAAAGACTGGTTTGGAGGGCAGTGAGATAAACAGAGGGGGAGGGAATATGAAGCTGTCAGACGTTGATTCATGGCCCGCGCACAAGGGCAAACGGGAACTTATGAAGCACATGCGGGGCGATCTACTCAGCTACAAAGAGGCGGTGATGGGGAAGTGCTACGACTGCAATGTTGGGTGGGTGGATGGTGCCGAAGATTGCAAAGTGCCCGATTGCCCTCTGTACGGGTTTATGGCGTACCGGGATGAGAAGCCGGACAGGCCGAAACGAGGAACCGAGGAACAGAGGAAAGCGGCAGGGGACAGATTGAGGGTTATGGCGAAGTCGAAACAGCCCGTTTAATTCCGTGTCGCACACAAAAACTGTAGCTGTAGCACCGTGTCGGGAAAAAGGCGTGGGTTAGGACGGAAGCCGGTAGATTATCGGGGCTTAGAGCCTCAAATCAGGAGGGAGGGAATATGAAGATTGACGAGTTAACCATCGGGGAAGCAAAGGCGCTGGCGGCGATGTTCGGGAAGTGCGAGGTAACAAGTTACAACTCCCATTGGGAGATCGGGAAGACGTACCTCATCCGTACCGTGACGATGATCGACACGGGTAGGCTGGTCGCCGTGACGCCACAGGAGCTTGTTTTAGAGGATGCGGCGTGGATAGCCGACACGGGTAGGTTCGCGGATGCACTCGAGAAATGCGAGTTTAACGAGGTCGAGCCGTTCCCAGAGGGCCGGGTAATTGTCGGGCGCGGGGCACTCGTAGATGCCGTCGTATTGAACGGCAACCCCCCACTGGTACAGAAGTGATCGCGGCGGTTTTGCGAACAGGGTACGACATGGCAGTGTCGGCGTCGTGGTCGCGCTCGGGCTCGGCGTCGCGCTCGTGGTGGGCGTCGCGCTCGTGGTCGGCGTCGCGCTCGTGGTCGTGGTGGGCGTCGGGCTCGTGGTGGGCGTCGCGCTCGGGCTCGGCGTCGTGGTCGCGGTCGTGGTCGGCGTCGGCGTCGCGCTCGGGCTCGTGGTCGTGGAGGGCAGTGAGATAAACAGAGGGGTCTTTAAACGATAACCAAAGCGGGGCTGTAGGGCCTTAAATCAGGAGGGAGGGAGTATAATGATCGCGGCGGTTTTGCGAACAGGGTACGACATGGCAGTGTCGCGCTCGCGCTCGGGGTCGGTGTCGGGCTCGGGCTCGTGGTCGGTGTCGTGCTCGTGGTCGGCGTCGTGCTCGTGGTCGCGCTCGTGGTCGTGGTCGTGGTCGCGCTCGTGGTCGCGGTCGCGCTCGAGGTGCTTCTAGGCGCTACAATCCCGCCTTCATGGGATTTTTAATTTACGACCGAGAGGTGTCAAAGATGAACAAACGTTTCTTGCGGTTGCCAGAAGTTCTTCAACGGATTCCAGTCAGTAAGAGTACCTGGTGGAAGGGTATCCGCGAAGGCATATTCCCGAAAGGTATCAAGCTAACCCCACGCACAACCGTATGGCGAGAGAGCGACATTGACGCCATTTGCGGCCAGGGTGAAGGGGCGGGCCATGACCCCGCTTAAAGCTATAGAAGGCGCGTAGAAGGCCCGTGGAGACGCGCAAGGCACCGGGGGCGATACTTTATATGGGTAGGGGCAGCGCCATTGAAACGCTGCCCCAGAAGGCCGCTCGATCACTCAGCCGAGTTTTCGTCTCCTTTGCTCAGCGAGTCCATGTACACCCACATCTCTCCGATCCCGCCGACTGCCCGTATCAGGACATCGACCCGCCCGAAGTGCGCGCGGGTATCGAGGATTTCTACGAGGACGAGCATGGAGGCTCTATGTGAGTTTGAGTAGACCCGGTAATATTTTTTGTCGGATGCGGCTGCGGTCATCTGGTTAGTTGTCATGGTTAATCCTCCTCAAGTTTTTTGATGCTACGCCTCATATGTCATGTATGCCACCACGGACAGCTACTCGCGGGAGTTAAGACAGACCCAAAGCCACAGCAGAGCGCATACACCACCGGCGAGAAGAGCAAAAAAGGGATAATGGGCAGCAAGAAGAACGGCTATCATAATTACCGGAACGGCAAACATGATATCTCCATTGTCCCAGTCGCGATGACTGTGTTTGGTTCCATTTCTTTAAGCTGTTGCAGAGTCAATTCATTCATTTTCTCCCCCCACATAATTTAGTTGCCATACTCTAAAAGTCGGTATTGGCCTCGGGCAGATCGGCTTCGGACAGGTCCGCCCCGTTGAGGTTCGCCCCGTAGAGGTCCGCCCCGTTGAGGTCCGCCCCGTTGAGGTTCGCCCCGTTGAGGTTCGCCCCGGTGAGGTCCGCCCCGTTGAGGTTCGCCCCGGTAAGGTCCGCCCCGTTGAGGTTCGCCCTGTAGAGGTTCGCCCCGTTGAGGTTCGCCCCGGTGAGGTCCGCCCCGGTGAGGTTGGCCCTGAACAGGTTGGCTTCGGACAGGTTGGCCCCGGTGAGGTCCGCCCCGGTGAGGTTGGCCCTGATGAATGAATCCGCTTCGAGCTCGAACATTACCGAGCCGGTGAATCTGTTTGTGATGGTGAATTTCATGGTCAACCCTCCTTCTCAAGTTTTTTGATGCTACGCCTCATATGTGCGGCTGGTCGGCGTACTGGAAATCGATATGGATTGCTTTTGTCCGCTCCAGTCCTTACTTACGTTTTCCTGAGCGTACTTTTTTGCGGCCTCATCTGTTTTATGCTCCCTTTTTATCCCCTTTACCACGCTGTAATATTTCATCGTCCTGTCCTCCTATCTTATTATGTCGTGGCCCTTGGCTATCGTATATCCCTCCGCCTTAAGAGTTTGCAATTCCACCTTCCCCGCCGCGATCCCGAACTCTTTGTGCGGGGCGTCGATGATTGTTTGAGCGTCGTAGCCTGCTCTTGTCCCGCCCTCCAGGTTAATAATGACTGCCACTGCCCCACTTGTGTTACCTACCAGGTTATAGGTTGCGATCTTCATGGCTCCCTCCAGTTTTTTATTTTGTATCATGCTATCCATACCTATATAGTATACCCTACAGATAATGGTGTCAAGCAAAAAAGAGAATATTTTGAAAATAATTATAAAATTGTCAGATTGCCTAGTGAGAGAAGGGAATTATTTTTATGCTCAGCATCGAAAACTATGGCGTCGGGAGCAGGGGAAAGACTTTGTAAAAAATATGTTGACAGCAATAACGCATTGTGATAGTAGGTAAGACATGAGACGGGATGGATCACGGCCGACGGAAGGGAGACCCACAAAATATCGTCCTGAATATTGCCAAAAAGTCGTTGAATTTTTTACGCGAGAGATAAAAACCCGCAGAAAAACCATAATAACCGGGAAAGGCACGGTAATCGAAGAAGAGATTAAGGACTTCCCGGATTACCCGTCGTTGGTTGATTTTGCGGGTGAAATAGGAGTTGCCGAGAGCACAATCGGGCTGTGGCAGGATAAGCACAGCGAGTTTTCGGCGTCTTGTGGGCATGCCCTCGCAAAAGCCAAGGCTCTACTGATCAAGGGTGGTCTCTCGGGAGCCTATGACAGCAATTTTTCGAAGTTCGTCGCGATCAACTGTCACGGCATGCACGACAAAAATGAGACTGAGGTAACCGGGCGCAACGCAGGTCCGCTTGACATAACTTTTACGGTCGTTCGGGCCGGCGAAGTCAGGGAGCCTAAAGAGTGAGAAATCATACATGCGCTGACATCCCCGGCGCACCAATCGCCCGACTCATCGGGGTAATGGACAAAACAGGCATTTTTTAACGTCTATTCCGGTCCTGGCGGCTACCCGGCCAGTGACCCCCTCAGGACGCAGGGTAGAGAGGGGCCTGACAATGTGTGTGATTGTAATGAGAGTTTTTGACGGGGTAGCGGCGTTGTGAAAAAGGCAGAGGGCAGACAGGTGCTCAATCCCACGATCCCGGAAAAACTCATTTTTTTGTTGTCTCCCTGCCGCTACAAGGTCGCCAGGGGCGGGCGAGGCTCGGGAAAGTCCTGGACATTTGCCCGCACTCTTATCGGCCTCGCAGCTCGTAACCCCCTGCGAATCCTGTGTGCCAGGGAGGTCCAAAACTCCATCCGGCAGTCAGTCCATAAGCTCCTTAGCGATCAGATAGAGGCCCTGGGCATCGGCAACCGCTTTGTGATCAAAGAGACGGAGATCATCGGCATCAATGGCAGCGAGTTTCAATTCACCGGGCTATCACAACTCACTGTAGACTCGATCAAGTCCTTCGAGGGCGTTGACATTTGCTGGGTCGAGGAGGGGCAGGTCATCAGCAAGCGCTCCTGGGATATCCTCATACCCACCATCCGTAAGGCGGGTAGTGAGATATGGATCAGCTACAACCCCGACCTCGAGAGCGATGAGACTCACCAGAGGTTTACCGTCCATCCGCCTCACGGCTGCGCCAACGTCCTCATCAACTGGCGAGATAACCCGTGGTTCAACGCAGTTCTGGAGGCTGAGCGCCGCCACTGCCAGGAGACGGACCCTGACGGCTATAACAACATCTGGGAGGGCCAGTGTAGGCCCGCTGTTGAGGGCGCGATCTATCATCGCGAGATCGGCCAGGCAGAGGCCGACGGCAGGGTCTGCAACATTCCCCATGATCCAATGTTGCTCACGCACCTTGTTTTTGACCTCGGCTGGGACGACAGCCTGGCCGTGGGCCTTGTGCAGCGTCACACCTCAGAGATCAGGCTGATAGAGTACATCGAGGTATCCCACACCCCCCTGCCCGCCCTGTCGATCGAGCTCCGCCGCCGCCCGTACACCTGGGGGCGCGTGTGGTTGCCTCACGACGGTTTTGCGGGTAACCTCAACAGCGGCGGCAAGTCGACCGCCGACATTCTCCGGACACTCGGATGGGATGTAGCACTCCGCAATGAGATCAGCATACTCGGTATCGAGGACGGCATCAGGCAGACCCGCATCGTCTTCCCGCGCCTGTATTTCGACCGCTCCCGGACCGGCGCCGACCAGCCCCCCGTCAGCGCCGATGTGCAACACACACCCTTGTCATCGAGACTCATAGAGTGCGTCAAAAGGTACAGACGACGCATCAACAGGGCCACCGATACGAGCACAGTGCCGCTAAAGGATTTGTACGCGCATGGATGTGACATGCTAAGGTATGTGGCCGTCAATGCTGACCAGATGGAGCCTACGGCGCAGCATCATACAAAGGTCAAGACCGTTACGTCCGTCCTCGACAGCCAGTTGAGCGCGCAAAGGTGGTTCGGATGATCGGCAAAATCGACAAAAAAGAATATCTTGACAAACAGCGCAATAAACTGTATGACGATGGCGTGGAGAAACAGAAGATCATCGACGCGCTCAAAGCCCTGGAAGGTGTCAAGCGGTTATTGTTGGAGGTAGTGAAGGCATAAAGCAACCCACATAACCGCCTAACGCTCAAGCACTCACACGAGATCAAAGGCCGCCATCCGAAAGGATGAGCGGCTTTTTTGCGTCTATGGAGCCTTAGATGACCGACGACCCCGAAGAGAAAGAGGAGAAGGAACCCACCAAGTCCCGCAAGATGACGAAGAAGCAGGAGCGGGAATTTCTCGACCTCGCCACGAAGCGCCTCAAACGCGAAATAAAGGCCGACCAGGACAACCGCAAGAACGGCGTCGATGACCTGAAGTTCTTAAACGGCGACGAGTGGGACGCCAACGAGGAAAGGCGCCGCGGCATCAGGAAACGCCCCGTCATCAAGTCTCACAGCCTCAGAAAGTACGTCAACCAGGTTGTCGGCGACATGCGGCAGAACCGGGCCCGCGCGAAGGTGAGGCCGGTCGACTCTGCGGGCGACGTAGAGATAGCGAAGGTCCGCTCCGGCATCATCTCCAACGTGGAATACCTGTCCAACGCCGAGGCAATTTATGACTACGCGGGGGAAATGCAGGCATCCTGCGGCCTCGGAGCATGGCGCGTCCTTGAGCGCTGGTGCGAGGATGACCCGTGGGTGCAGGAGATATACCTTGAGCGCATCAAGAACCCCTTTCTCGTCTATCTCGACTCGTCCGCCAAGTCCGAAGTAGGCACCGACGCGAAGTACGGGTACGTGCTGGAGAAGTGGTCACGGGACGACAAGGACGAATGGAAAGCGAAATTCGGCGACATCGAAATGCCCACCAATCCCATTACCATCGGCTCAGAAGTGGGCATAAGCGAGGAGGTGTGGTTCAAGGACGACACGTTTTTCATCGCGGACTATTACGTCGTCGAGGAAGAGGAGCAGACGCTTTGCCTCATGGCCGACGGCAGGGTCTTCGAGAAAAGCGTTTATGGAAGGAAGTTGACCGAATGGAAGGAGGCCGAACAAGCAAGGCTCGCAGAGAAACAGGCACAAGCCGCTCTCGTGGCCACGTCACAACCCCCGCAAGGACAGCCACTTCAGCCGGGGCAGGCTCCACAGCAGGGACACGACCTCCGCCCGGACGCTGGCCCTGCCCCGGCGCCCCTTCCTCCCGAGCCGCCCGAATCACTCAAGATGGTGAAGCAGCGCAAGGTCAAGACGCCGAAGGTCAGGTGGTACGCGATCACCTATGACGAGATTCTCGACGGCCCCAAGGACATACCGGGCCGGTTCATCCCCGTCATCCTGTGCTTCGGGCCGGATAACAACGTCGAGGGCAAGACGGTCAGGCGCAGCCTCATCCGCGATGCCAAGGACGCGATAAGGCTCCTCGATTTCTGGCTCACGGCCTGTGCCGAGACTATGGCGGTCCAACCGAAAGCCCCTTACATCGGCACAGCCAAGATGTTCGAAGGCTACGAGCAGGATTGGGCGCAGGCCAACGAAGAGAACTTCCCCTATCTCAAGGCCAACCCCGACCCGGAGATAGAAGGCAAGTTGCCGCAGCGTCAGCAGCCCCCCACTATCTCGCAGGCCATGTTCGAGCAGCTTGCGGTTGCGCAGGAGCTCGTGAAGCAGGCAATCGGCATGTTCGCCTCTGACGTGGGGGATAAGGGGCCGGAACTGTCCGGCAAGGCCATCATGCAGCGGCAGAAGCCCGGCGACGTGGGGACATTCGCCTTCATCGACAACTTGAGCAGGTCGATTGCCCACTCGGCCCGCGTCATCAACGAGAAAATACCGGAGATTTACGACACCGGACGGGACGTGAGGATAAGGAACGTCGACGACACTGAGACCTTTGCCCCGGTCAACATGAGCGTGGGCGATGCGCTGAAGGCCGCCATGAGGGACCCGCAGCGGTACGGACAGACCATCATTCCCAAGCTACAGCGATACGCGGCCAAGAAAGGGCGCGAGGCCAAATATAACGACCTCACTGCGGGGAAGTACGATATCGTCATCACGACAGGCCCCTCCTATGCGACGCAGCGGCAGGAATCCGCTATCGCGCTTCAGTCTCTCGTCCAGGCATACCCGAAAATCATGGACATCGCCGGCGACCTCGTCTACAAGTTCCAGGATTTCTTGGGCGCCGAGGAGATCGCCGAGCGCATGGCAAAGACAATGCCGCCGTGGCTGGTGGAGCCTAAGGAAGGCGAACAGAGGCCGGTGAGACCGCCGACGCCCGAGCAACAGGCCTTATTGGGCGATGTCCAGGTCAAGGCGGCGCGCGTCGAAGTCGAAAAGCAGAAGGTTGCGGTTCAGCGGGAGAAGGTGATCGTTGAGAAGATCAAGGCGCTTAACGAGATGCAGGGCGACAAGCACCAGATGAAGAAGGAATTTCTTGAACTTCTTGAGATGATCTTCGGGGAACAACCCCAGGGACAGCAAGGGAAGGTCATCGGTATTACGGGGAGGCAATGATGGAGTGGCCCGTCGTGAAGATTGTGAAGCAGAAACCAATAAATACCAAAGAAAACACGGAGGAATGACGCATGGCAGACGAACAAGTGATCGATGGTCAGGCAGCCGGAGAAGCCCCTGTCGAGGAGTCGGCGTCCTCGATATACCCCGATCTCACACCCGAAGCACAGGCCGAAAAGCCGGAACCGGCCCCCGGCGACACTCCTGAAACCCCCGAGAAACCGGGATCGGAACCCGCGGGAGAACTTGGCGACAAAGGGAAAGAGGAAATAATTACACTCAGGAAGCGGGCGCAGGAAGCAGAGCGCAGGGCAGCCTATCTGGAAGGTCTCGCGGAGGGGCGGATAAAGCCCGAGCAGCAGCCCGAGGTTCGCCATGAGCTTCAGCCTCTCATCAGGCCGAATACCGAGGACTTCGACACTCAGCAGGCTTACGAGGACGCGCTTCTCTCTTGGAACCGGGAGACCATCAAGCGCGAACTCGCGGCAGCCAACGATGAGCAGGTGACCAGGCAGCGGTACGACGAGATCTATGGAACCTACCGTCAGCGCATGGACGCCGCGGCAGCGGATAACCCGGAACTGAAGGCCATCGAGACCCGGCCCGACCTTCCTATCAGCCCCACCATGGCGCAGCTTATTCACCAGTCGGAGATGCCCGACAAGCTGACGCTCTACTTCGCGGACCACCCGGACGAGGCCATGAGGCTCTTCAAGACGGCTGAGCCGCTGCTTGATGCCCGTGGCAACGTCGTCGGAGTCAGGGGCAACCCTATCCTCGTCGCACGCGAGATGGGAAGGCTCGAAGCAAAACTCGCAGCAGAACCAGCAGTAAAACCGAAAGAAGTGACAGGCGCCCCGGAGCCCCACGAGCCGGTAGGCGGCGGAAAGGGAGTCATCAACGCCGCCGATGCCTTCGACCCAAACCTGTCGACAGACGAGCGAATCGCGCTCTGGAAGGGCAAGGGGCAATAAACCAAAAGGAGTAAACCATGGGAAGCAACCAGTTTAACACAGCAGTAATCATCGCCGACAAGATGCTTGAGTATTTTGACGGCGTCTCCATGATCGCGTCGAAGATCAACACGGATTACAGGAGCGATTTTCTTCTCACCCCCGAAGGCCACGGCGTCGGCCAGACCATCTACGTCGAGAAGCCGCCGCGCTTTCAGTCTATCGCCGGGCCGGCGATAACCCAAACCGAACCGATCAACCCCCCGAAGATTCCCGTAATGATCAACACGTGGCGGACCGTGCCCGTCGACCTGTCTGGGATGGACCTCACCTTCAACGCACGGAACTTCGACATATGGGCGGAAAAGTGGCTGAAGCCTCTCGTCAGCCCACTCGCAAACGATGTCGACGTGGCGATATTCAACCTATGGTCACAGATCGCCAACCAGGTAGGCACGTGCGGCACGGGCTTTGGCAGCACTTCCGCGACGGCCTACGACCTCATGGCGTCTGCGGCTGAAAAGCTCGACTACTTTCTCACCCCGCAGACGGACCGCATTACCTACGTCAACCCAACGGCGGCCAGGAAATTCGGGTCAGCCATCGCCACCGGTTACAACCCGCAGGGAGAGATAAGCGAAGTGTTCCGGCGCAATAAGCTCTCGGACGTGGCGGGTTTCGAGATGTACAAGGCCACCAACATTCAAACCTACACGGGCGGAACGCTGGTGACGGGCGACTCGCCTACCACGGCAACATCAGGCGCCGTGATGAGCGGCACTAACGGGATCAACGTCGCATCCGTCACCACGCACACCCTCCCCGTGGGCGCGGTCATAAACATCGCGGGCGTATATTCCGTCAACCCTGTCACAAAGCTGTCCACAAGCCTTCTCGCCGATCTCGTGGTGACCCAGGCGTTCACCGGCAACACCACGGGCACCATCCAGGTCCAGACTTCCGACGGCAAGGGGCTTATCGCCTCCGGAGCGTACCAGAACGTCAGCAACCTTCCGGCGACGAGCAAGGCAATCACGATCTCCGGCGTGCCGGTCGCGACGACGGGCGTCTACCCGATGAACCTCGCCTTATGGAAGAAAGCCCTGGGCCTCGTGACAGTTCCGATCAAGGCGCCCAAGGGCCTCGATTCGGTCCAGAGGAATTACAAGGGCATAGGCATCACGATCAGCTACGGCCCGGACATCATGAATTTTAGAGGCATATGGCGTGCCGACATGGTCTTCGGGACCTGCGTGTACTATCCCGAGAACGCCTGCCGCGTAATTGGGAACTGAGCAGTAAAAAGTAATGGGCAAGCCCCCGGTTAAGGCCGGGGGAACCCTGAGCAAAGGAGAGACAAAATGCCAGGATTACTTGAATTTACCAGGATAAAATACGCACCCAATTCGATCTACACCGTGGGGTCCAGCACTTACACGGCGACACTGGATGTTGACGAGGTCGACGTCAACTACGCATCCGGCGCCGTCACCGTCACGCTGCCCGCGATCAGCAGCCTTCTCGGGACGACCCACAACAAAAAGACCTATTGCCTCAAGAACCTGAGTATCAGCTATGACCTGACGGTCCAGCCGGGCACGAGCACGATTACCAACGTGGCCGACACCATCCAAAGCAAGGCGGTCTGGACGGTCAAGCCCAACGAGTACATCGTCATCGCCACGCAGAACGGGGACACCAACTGGGCGATCACCGACCCCTTCAGCCTGCCGGCGCTTGAAAGAGTGCCTTTCGTGGTGTGCGTGGCAACCAATTCCACGGGTGTGGTGAATGTCTTTGACGCGAACGGCGCCCCGGTCAACCTGGATGTGACGGAAATCCTCGTCAACGCCCTGGATGCCACGGCGGCAAGCGTCACCGTGACGAACAGCGCGAGCACGATGGTAACCATCAACAAGGGCACCACGGCCAACGCCATCACCGGCGCGGGAACCATAAACTATGCGGCTGTCGCGGCGGGCAGCACCTTCACCATTGCATCGAGCGTGACCAACGGCTCGTCAAGGGTGACGATCATAGGCACCATGCAGACCCTCGAAGTAGCGGGGTAAAGACAGGGGGCGGCGTAAAACCCGCCCCCTTTTCCAAGGGGGCATATGCACATCGTTGTCGGGACGGCTCATGGAGGGATAATCACTTACGAGGCGAGCAACACGCAGTCAATGATTGCCTATCACCGGGGGAAGGCGGGAGATGAATTCAGCCTCATCGGCGCGGGCGGGTGTCTAACCGCCGACAACGCAACGCAGATCATCTATGCGGCCCGTGACAACCCCTGCGATTGGCTGTTTTTCCATGACGCCGATGTGCAATACCAAGGCAAGGACGACGTATTGGGCGCGATGATTGCGCAGAATCGCGACGTACTCGCGGGTGTCTATTATCAAGGGCATTGGCCCTATCGCCCCGTGCTCTACAACTTCAACAACGACGGCCTGATCGAGAATTACGTGGACATCCCCAAAGAACCGGTCCGGGTGGATGCGGCCGGCGCAGGCTGGCTGCTCATGAAAAAGTGGGTAGTCGACCTCTTCAGCGACGAGAATATTACGCGGCTCGGGGAGCCCTTTGAAAACACCTACAGGAACAACAGGGCGCTCCTGAAAGCCGATGCCGCTTTCTTCTGGCGGCTCAAGCAGCTTGGAGTCGAAGTGTGGGCGGACCCGACTATTCCACTCAGGCATATGAAAACGGCGTCGGTGGGCCCGGACTTCTGGCACGCGACCAAGTCCACCATGAAGCAACAGGCTGAAGGCGGACTATGAAGAATCCCCACGATATCACGGCAGAATTCGAGAACGCGCTTGCTGCCTATACCGGCGCGAAGTACGCAGTGGCCATCGACAACGGGAGCAATGCGATCTTTCTCGCGCTCATGCGGGATGATATAAGGGGCAAAAAAGTCAGCATCCCCGCCCGTACCTATCCGTCGGTACCCTGTGAGATTCTTCATGCTGGTGGCAAAATCGCTTTTCAACCTGTCGACGGTACAGCCTTGAAGGGGGCCTACCTCATAGAAGGCTCCCGTGTTTGGGATTCCGCGCTGCGATTCACGACAGGCATGTTCATTCCCGGCTCGTTCATGTGCCTTTCCTTCACCGGCCCCTACAAGCACCTGAAACTCGGCAAGGGCGGCGCGATCCTGACCGACGATTATCAGGCGTGGCTCTGGTTCAAGAGGGCGCGATACTCGGGACGTCGTGAGTGTTCGTATCACGATGACAATTTTGACATGCTCGGCTGGAACTTCTACATGATGCCGGAGATAGCGGCCCGCGGGCTGCTCCTGATGGGCCAGTTCTACGACCTGAAAGGGAACCCGAAGGAGAACGAGGACATCGAGCTGCCGTACCCGGACCTCTCGCAATTCCCGGTCTATCGGGTGACGCCATGAGGCGGGCGCTTATCGGAGCGGGCGGGTCCAGCCATGACATACGGGCGCTCACCGGGGATTATGGCATGCCGTGCTTCGTGGACGACAAGTACTGGCCCGAAGATCAGCACGAGGTATTCAGGCTGACCCAGGACAACATCTTCAGGTTCGGACTCTTCAACCCCGGGAGTTTCGAGATCGTCGTGGCCGTGAATGAACCCCATGCGAGAGAGAACATAGTCCGCCGGCTTCCGAAAGGCACGAGCTTTTGGTCTTACGTCCATGATTCAGCGCAGCTCCTGCATCCGTCGACCTTCGCCATGGGCGAGGGCTCGGTGATCTCCGCCAACTGCGTCATCGTCTGCCACTCTCATATCGGCAAGCACTCTTATCTGAACATCGGCACGGTCATCGGCCACGACTCGGTTGCGGGTGATTATTTCACCACGGCGCCGGGCGCCATGATCATGGGCGACTGCCGTATCGGGGACCGCGTCTATTTCGGGGCGAGATCGACGTGCAAGCAGAAAGTGAAGATCTGCGATGACGTGACTATCGGCATGGGGGCCGTCGTCGTCAAAGACATTACCAAGCCCGGCACCTATATCGGATGCCCGGCGAAGAGGGTTAAATGATCCTCAAGATACAGGATATCATCAAGTACGTTTTTCAGGACATCGGCGCGATAGCCAAGAGCGAAAGTCCGGCCCCGGACGAAATCCAGGACGCCGTCAACAAACTCAATATGTTCATTGACGCCTGCTCAGCCCGCTCGCTCATGATCCTGGCCGCCATTATGGAAAATTTCACCCTCGTCTCGGGGCAGCAGTCCTACACGATCGGGGTAGGCGGGAACTTCAACACGTCGAAGCCCTCCAAGATCACCGACGCCTTTATCCGGTTGAGTGAGGGCGAGGACATCGGGCTCGATATCCTGACCCTGGAAGAATGGAACGGCATCGAGACAAAGTCACTCGACACCGCGCAGCCCGTCGCGCTCTATTACGACCCAGGACTCACGCAGCAGGCGACGCAGACCGGGACCGTCTGGCTCTACCCCACCCCGGACAGCGCCGACACCTATACCCTTTTCATCGGCGAGCAGAAGCCCTTGACCGAGCTTGTCAACCCGACCGACACCATCACTTTCCAATCGGCCTACTATGAATTTCTCGAATACAGCCTGGCAAAGCGTCTCTGGCGCCAATATCACGACGACGGCGGCCCCTTCCCGGCAGACCTGGAAGCCTTGCGGAGAGAGGCCGAGCAGGTGGTCATGACGATGAACGCGAAGCAGGTCACCTGCGATATGGAGATCCCCGGCAGGCGGGGCAACTTTGACAATATACTCGACTTCGGTTGGAATTGGAGCAGATAGATGCGCCTGCCTTTGTGTGAACCCGGATACGTAGGAAGGTCACCCACCCTCGACGCATCTAGGCTCATCAATTTTTACCCCGAACTCTCCCCGAAGACTTCAAAGGGTCCCGTCGCTCTCATCGGCACGCCGGGGCTGTCCCTCTGGACATCGGCCGGCGCGTCCGTTGTCAGGGGAATGCACGTATTCAAGGGCCTCCTCTTTGTTGTCGTGGCGGGTCAGCTCTACTCCATTACGGCCCTCGGAGTGGTATCCGCTTCGCTCGGACAGTTGACCACTTCGACGGGCCGGGTCCTCATGAGCGACAACGCGCTCACCGTGGCCGGGGCCGGGGGCAACCAGCTCATGATTACCGACGGCGTCAACGGCTACGTTTACAACGTCAACACGGCCGCCTTCAGCACGATATCCGGGGGCGGCTGGCCGGGCAATCCCATAGCCCTTGCCTACATCGACGGTTATTTTGTCGTCGCGCCATCGGGCAGCATGACGGGGTACGCCTCGGACCTTTACGATGGCACGACATGGAACAGCCTGTCGGAATCCCCCGTCTCGGCGGTTGCCGACTTCATTCAAGGCATTGCGAACCTTCAGCAGCAGCTCTGGTTCATCAAGCAGTACTCCTCCGAGTGCTGGTTCGACGCGGGTACTTCCCCGAGCGTCGGCTTCCCTTTTCAGCGGCAGACAAACGCCGTCTTCGACTTCGGGACCCCGGCGCCTGCCAGCATATCGAGAGGATCAAACGGCATCTTCTTCCTGTTGTCGCCGCGGGAGAACGACAGCGGCGGGATGCTCGGCGCCGCGTACATCAGCGGCCAGACCTTCACGCCCGAGCAGATCGTGCCGCCTCCCATAGCCTACCTCTGGAGCCAGTACAGCACGGTCAGCGATGCTTTCGGCTACTGCTATGCGGACGGGGGACATGAGTTTTGGGTCCTGACCTTTCCGACTGCGAATGCCACGTGGTGCTACGACGCGACAACGAAGTTCTGGCACGAGCGCTCGGGCTGGACGGGAAACCCTTACGCCACGGCCAGGCACGTGAGCAACTGCTACGCCAATTTCAACGGCTTGCATCTCGTGGGCGATTACGAGAGCGGGAACATCTACCAGATGAGCGGGAACACTTATCAGGACATCGGAGACCCGATAGTCAGCACGAGAGTCTTTCAGCCCGTCTATGACGCCAAGAACCTCAGCAATCTCTTTTTCAAGCGGTTCATTCTCGACCTGGAAACGGGCGTCGGGAACAGCCTTGCGCCGAGTCCTTCTGCAGCGCTCTCCTGGAGCGACGACGGCGGGCATACGTGGAGCAGCGACTATCTTGCGAGCATCGGCAAGCAGGGAGAGTACAGGGCCCGTGCCATATGGCGGCGGCTCGGCTGTTCGAGGAGCAGGACTTTTCGTGTGTCGATAAGCGATCCCGTAAAAAAAGTTTTGATAGGAGCCTATGCAGAATGATCACATCTAGATATAAGAAAATCCTTATTTCTATATTCGGCCTTTTGCTTCTCGCCGGCAGCGCCTTCGCTCAGTCCGTGAGCATCGCGCCGTATCCTAGATTTAAAGCTTTCGAGATAGGCACGGGCACGCCCTGCTCCGGCTGTCAGCTCTATACCTGCCAGGCCGGAACAACTTGCGGGGCGGGCTCGGCCTATTTGAAGGCCACCTACACCGACTCTACGGGCGGGACGGCCAACGCAAACCCGGTTATCCTCGATACCAACGGCGAAGGCGACGTGTGGCTGTCCGGTTATTACAAATTTGCCCTCTATGACCAGAACGGCGTCTCCATCTGGACGAGAGACAACGTCTCCTCCATGCCAAACACGGCCAATGTAGGCGCCCAATGGATACTGTATACGCAGGTCTTCACGTATATAAACGCCACGCAGTTCACCACGCCGGGCAATCAGACGGCCGTCTTTGCGACAAGTCAGCGTGTCAAGGCCGTCGTGTCGGCAGGAACCATTTACGGCACGGTCGCAACGTCAAGCACGGGGGGTTCTCCTGTCGTGACCACAGTCACGGTCACCTGGGACTCGGGCACCCTGGACTCGGGCCTGTCGGCGATCTCGACGGGCATCATCACGGCAACCAACGATTCGTTACCGCGCGTTTACCTGGGCACGGCGACGAACCTGGCCATGACGGGAGAGGCAAGTAATACCGGGACCTCCACGACCACGAGCCTTTCCTTGGGGCAGGTCACGGTAGGAGACAGGATTCTGGCTTTTTTATATGCCGCAGTGGGCTCGCAGTCTACTACCGTCAACACCGCGGTGGGACTCTACCCAACCGCCACAGGGACGTCTTCAGCAACTTTTATGCCTCCATCCGGCGGTAATGGAGTAACAGGTGTGGCATTGCCCAATTATGGCGCGAATCTGTCAATGGCAGTTATTGTAGAAGTCACCGGTAGTGGCACCCTGACGCTGAACAGTATTGTCACAGGAGCGACAGCTACCCAACCGAATACGATTTACGCCTTTTTCCTGAAGAAGCAATGATGAGGACTGCAGCCCTCTTTCTTTTGATCTTTCTCGCCGTCCCCCTCTCCGCGAGAGCAGGTGAATGGTTCGCCCCCTTGGGTAAGACGGACCTTGCCATGCTCGCGGTCGACACGGCGCTCCTCGGCGTGGATTGGGCGCAAAGCAGGTATGTTGCTGCCAACCCGGATAATTGGCATGAGACAAACGTGCTTCTCGGCCCCCATCCTTCAGTCCAGACGGTCAATAAATACTTTGCCGCCGTCATCCCCCTGTATTGGCTCACGACGTGGATGCTGCCCCCGAAGGAAGACCATGGCTATAAGCGTATCGTCAACCGGCAGTACTTCTCCGTCGCCATCACGATCACCGAGGGCGCGTGCGTAGGAAATAATGCCAGAATAGGAATAGGGATGAAATTCTGATGCTCGGTCCCGCACCTTCTCCCAACATCCCCCCGGCCGATCCCCGCTGGCAGACGTGGTTCAGCCAGCTCGTCACGGCGGTGAACGGCTTTATAAACACGGGGTACGGCTACTGGCAAACGCTCAATCAGTATGTGAGCCAGCTTCTCTTAGGGCCGGGAAACTCAGTGGTGAATGTTTTCGGAGGTGCGGCAGGCTCCACCTTGGAACTGAGATTTTGCGCCCTCGGTAACACTGGGGCTTACCCTTACTGGCGGATATTATTTAACGGTACTGGCGGGATAGAGATACAAAACGCCACTGACGCCACCTATGCAACCTGCAACCCCGTGCTGAGTTTGAGCAGCGAGGCGGGTATCTCCTTCGGTATAGATGGACTTGGAATTAACATCGATACGTCAACCGACGTTGCAAGGATAGCGATAAGGGACGCAGCCACAGCAAACCTTCTCGGGGAGATCAGGGCGGGCAACACGGGAGTCGGGAGTGGAAGCTCGTTGGTTATTTCTGCGGTCAATGCGGGAACGGGAGTCATGGAAGACTGCATGTATCTGGACCCAAGCGCCGACTCCAACAATCCCCTTAACGTGTGGGTAGCCGGAGGATGGCACAAGATGACGAGAACTCTGACTGGGGGAATTAATTATGCGACATTGCCATAGAGGGGCGTGATGAACGAGGCAAGCAACGCCATAGAGATTATTGAGAACACCCCTCTCTCGTTCGCGGAATACAGAGAGAAGATCATGGCGGCGGAAGAACGCATGAGGAGCCTGCCGGGCGCCATGATAGGCGACAGCGCCCCGCTCAAGCATACCTTTGCCGAAGGGATGTACGTCAGGGAGATTACCATGCCTCCTGGCTACCTGGCCATCACCAAGATTCACAAATATTCTCACCCCGCTTTTATCCTGCGGGGCACGGTCACGATCATCGAAGAGGAAGGACGGCGGACGGTTACGGGACCTGCATCATTCATCACCAAGGCAGGGACCAAAAGGATAGTCTTTTGTCACACCGAGGTTGTCTGGACAACCGTTCACGCTACAAGAGAAACGGACATCGACAAGATAGAGGACGAGATTGTCGCAAAAACCTTTGACGAACTGACGCCTGCCGACAGGACGATTGAGATAGAAGGCGGACAAGGAGAGATATCATGACATGGGCAGCGATAGCAATAGGCGGCTCGGGAGTTGCTACCGGCGCAGGCAACGCCATCGTGGGCTCCAACAGCGCGGCGAACGCAGCGCAAGCGGCCATGACCGGGGAATCGGCGGCCATGCAGACCGCTTTCGGAGGCTCACAGTCGGCAGCCGCAACCCTACAGCCCTACACGCAGAGCGGCCTCGGGAATTATAACTACCTGAACTATCTGCTGACCGGTCAGGGCGCGGATACCGGGGGCGCGTACTCGGCACCCGCAACGTCGGGGGTCGGAGCCATCGCGGGCACGCCTGCCGGGGCCACCCCCGATCAGATAACGCAACAGATAGCCAGCCTTCAAGCCTATTTGGGCGGCTTCCACGGCGACCTTGCGACGAAGTATGCGGGCGCCTATTCTCAGGCTGAACAGCAGCTTACACAGCTTCAGAGCATCCAGCAGCAGCAGGCGGCAGCCGGCACGACGTCCAACGCGATCTCGACCGGCGGGCTTCCCGCGAACTACCTGACGAACATCCCGCAATTCAGCTACAACCCGAATACCGACACCGGGCTGCAGAATGCCTCGACGTTCGCCAACGGCGTACTTGCCTCGCAGAACGCCGCCGCGGGCAACTACGGAAGCGGCAACATGGCGTCTTCTATCTCTAATTACCTTGCGGGCACCCTGGAACCGACCTACTACAACCAGGCGGCGCAGAACTACAACACGAACCAGATTCAGCCCCGGAACATGATTTACGGCTACCTGACGGGCAACGTCGGGGGCTCGGGGCAGAGCGCCAACACGACCCTTGCCAATATTCAGAGCGGCGCGGCCACCACGGCGGGCGGGTATGCGGCCCAGGGCGGACAGTCGGCGGCGGGAGGCATAGCGGCGCAAGGTACGGCATTGAGCCAGGGACTCACGGGCGCTAACAATGGTATCACGACGGCCGGCGGGCAGTACCTTAACTACCTGAACTCGCAGAACATCGCTCAGGCTCTGCAGGGCTTGAACGTCAATGCCTACAACTATCAGAACCCTTCCGGCGGATATTCTGACCAGCTCTCGGGCGTCGGGGGATTCCAAAGCACGTGGCCGGGGGTGAACTGATGCCTGACAACTGGTTGAACTTCCTTCCTCAATACAATCAGACTCCACAGGTGAAGCTCTCGGACGTTTACCAGCAGCCGACGACGCAGGACATGATCGCCGTAGCGACCCTCGGGGACCGGGTAGAGACTCAGCGCCTTGCCAACAAGGTCAACTTTCTGAAGGCTCGGGAAGAAGAAACAAAGCAGCAACACCAGACACAGCATTACAACGCTCTTGCACAACGATACCCGGGTGTCGATCCCATTACGGCGGAAAAGATCGGCGATGCTTTCCTCGACATGATGAACTCGAAGGACCCGGACACGGCAGCAAAAGGGCTTGAGGGCCTGAAACAGACAGCCCCCACTCCTGGACTGCGGGCGCTGTTCGATGGCATCTCTTCGGCGAACACGCCGATCCTTAACGAGTTCGGAGACAGGCTAAAGGCTATTCAGAAGCTTCCCAACCCTCAAGACCGCATGAAGGCTTTACAGGAAGCCGCCATAGATGCTAGAGGAGAGAAACAGACCGGGATGGTTAAGGGGGCCGAGGAGGCGGAATCAAAGTTATTCAACATGAACAAGGTGAAAGGCTACGACACGCCCGAAGAGGCGATGAAGGTGTCTCAGGAGATGGTTGCGAAGGCGGGAAAGGGCGCTGCACTCAGCGCAACCTTCGAGATAGGCCCGGAGAACAAGTATGTGCCGAAAGTAGTGCCGAATCAGCAGGTCAGAGCAAACATACAGGTCAACGTGGCCGGGCCAAAGGCCGAAGCAGCCGAAGCCGGGAGACGAAAAGCAGGCAGTAATGCTCCTGGAAGTTTCGCTCAAGCGGCTCAAGAGGATAAAGACTTCTGGTTCGAGCAGTACGAAAGCAATAAAACTATGCCGCCTTTTGCGTGGCGTGATGCAGAAAGCCGCAACGCTTTTACTAGGGGCTACGCGAAGTATGAAAAAAATAAAGGTAATTCCGGCTCGGACTCGGCAGCAGCGCAGGCCATGTTTAAGGCCCGCCAAATGGCCTTACAGGATGTGACGAAGAGGAAAGGCTTGATAAGTACCTTTGTCAACAGAATAGATGGGCAGTCCAACTTGGTTGAAAAACTTGCCAAAAAATACAACCTCACCGACCCCCGCTTTGTCAACATGGGTGTCAATGAGCTTGCTAAATTTGTTGGGTCTGGCGATCTCGCATCCCTCAAACTTGTTATCACAAGCCTTTCAAACGAAGTAGCAAAGGTCGAATCCGGCTCACTTGGGATAGCCGCGGTGTCCATCGACCAGGCAAAGATAATGGCAAGAATCCATGATGAAAACCTGAAAGTTGGGGAATTGATGAAAGTCGTGCAAGCAGGTAAGGCCCTCGGCAAGACAAGCATGGATGCAGCCAATAAGTCGCAAAAAGACATCGAAGACGAGATGAGGGGGAAACCGTCTCCCAAAGATCAGAGCGGCGCTCCTCCTGGCGTTATCACCATAGACCCGTCCAAAGCTAAGAAGGGTTGGTAGTATGGAAAAGGTGACCTACGAAGGCAAACAGGGGTACTTGGAGGGCAACCAGTTTTACCCGAAGGAAGCCTTTGAGCAGGTGACCTACGAGGGAAAGAAAGGTCTTCTCCTTACAGGATCGAATAAATTCTTTCCCGTGGAAGCCCCACTCACCGACGACACCAAGACCGATCGCTCTACGGGCCAGAGGGTAGCCGCAGCGGTTGCGCCTTATGCCCGCCCCGTTCTCGAAACAGGCGGTCTTCTTCTCGGCGGTGCTGTTGGCGCAGGCGGCGGAACACTCGCCGCACCGGGGGCCGGAAGCGTGGCGGGTGGCGTACTTGGAGCAGGATTAGGATACGCGGCAGGGCGGAATATAGCCACCGGGCTTGAAGAATATGCAGGCGCGAGAAAGCCCGAAACACTGCCCCGAAACTTCCTGAACGCAGGCAAAGATGTGGTAAGCGGTGCAGGGATGGAGGCGGGCGGGCAGGTACAGAACTATCTCCTGCAAAAAGGTCTGCAAAAAGTTGTTCCCGCCGTCGCGGAGGCTACTTACCGCCGTGTTTTGAAGCCCGTTCCGAGCACTCCGAAAGCAGAGTCAGATATCGCCGTCAAGCTCGGCCTCAAAGAAGGCTATGCAGTTACCGAAGGAGGAGCGGCTAAAGCACAAAAGAAGTTTAAAGGCCTCTTGACGCAAGTTGATGACATCGTAAAAGGCATGAAACAGACAGACACGCTTACCGTGCCAGGAGAAACAACCACAAAGACAATTCCCGGCAAAACAGTAGTTTCGTCAGAAAGCAAATGGAGCGAGCCGTACAGGGAGATATACCACGAGAAAGGCAACGTCGGGAATGATCCAACCCACTATATGTCGAAATATCCAAAACCTCAGCTTGACCAGTGGCGGCGGATGTTCAAGGGGATAGAAGTAAAGCCGGATACCATTATTACCGTCAAAAGCCCCGATACAAGCATTGAACGGCCCGCCATCGACATGCGGGAAGTAGTGAAAAGCATAGAGAAACCCTTACTGCGCAGGTATGGCAACCTTCCAGAAAAAGATTTGGCTAATGTCCAAAATCTGCTCGAAGAGTATGCGGGGAAGCACGGAGGGTATCTCACGCCGATAGAAGCCCAGGACATGAAAAAAGACCTTTACGAATACATCACAGATTCATCATATGGCGAGATTGCGGATACAACGAAAGAGACCCTGAAAGGTGTGGCAAGGGGGGTAAGACAAGCCCTCCTTGATCGTGACAATACGGGCCTTCTCAATAAGGTCAATAAGGAAGAATCTGAGCACATCATTTTTCGTGAGATTCAACAGCGGGCGCTCAACAGAACAAAGAATTGGGACGTTCTAGGCCTTTCCGATCTTGCAGGTGCGGGCGTGGGAGGGGCAGTGGGTCTAGTAAAAGACCGGGATGTTGGAGGAACAGAGAAAGGTGTCGTGGGTGGCGCGATGATCGCGCGGGCGCTTCGTTCTCCTGCACTTATGTCGAACATAGCGATTCAGCTATCAAAAACCGCTAACATGAACCCAGCGGCATTTATGAAACTCATCAGCTATTACGGATTGCGGCGGTCGGAGAATAGCCAATGATATTATTCCCATTGAATGTAGCCATCAGAAAAAATAAAGTAAATGCCATTGGCAACGAGGATCACCAGTTCTATCGTTCCGCCGATAATGAAGCCTGCAAGAATGGAACCGAGGACCAAAGCGGCTTTAATAATTGTTCCCATATTCTCCATTCTAAGGCGGCCCGATGAACTTGTCAAATAAAAAAGAACCTCGCCTTTTCCCCGCCATCAGGATTAGGACGCGCATCTACAAAGGGCAGGGCGACGATTCGCACGACACGCTTGCAGAGCGGGAAGGGATACCGGCAGCGGAGTCCGCCAAGGGCTTTACCCCTGACGGCAAGCTCTTCCTGGACCGTGGGCAGGCGGCAAGGTGGGTTTTGAAGTTTCAGCCCAGGATTTACGGCAGGATTAAGGGCCAGCTATCGAACGGGCTGCACTCTGAGATGTATGCCGGGGCAATGGGGGTTACACAGCAGGCACTCAGGCAAGACGAGCCTGTCGCAGAGGAAGCCTACAGTGTGGCCGACAAGACCGCCCTTGTGATCGATAAAGGCCCGTATTTGCCCCTTGCCGTTCGCCTCGGGGAGAGATACAAGAAGGTATATTATTGCCTCCAAGATGACAAGCTCTACCCCGAATCGCAGCTTGCGGACATCGGCAAGGGCTTTGACGAGATAGAGCGGGTGAAGACGCCATGGGAATACATCGACAAGGCTGATACAATCTATTTTCCCGATTGTGGAAATTGGAAGTGGATAGAGGCGCTCCGCAAGCAGGGCCATACCGTCTTCGGGAGCAAGGACAACTTTGAACTAGACAAGGTCTGGTTCCTCGAACAACTCGAGGAGCACGGTTTCGCCGTCGCCAAACCCTACTACATCGCCGACGGCGTGGACGACGCTCTCGCGTACCTCAAAAGCAAGGGGGAGATGTTTCTGAAGGGGCAGTACCGGGGCGACTTCGAGACGGTGCGCTACCCCGGCGACATGCGCCTTTTCCTGCCCTGGGTCAACGATCTCAGACAGCGCCTTGGAAAGCGGGCCGATAAGGTCAAGATCATCATTCAGCCCAAGATAGAGACCGTCTGCGAGCCTGGCCTTGACGACTTCGACATCGATGGGGAATTCCCCGAAACCTGCATCCTCGGCTATGAAGTGAAGGACAGGGGGTACATCGGGAAGGTCTTCACCGAGCGGCCGGAGATCCTTGGCCAGTTCCACGAGAAGCTGTCACATCTCTTCGCCGGCAGCCGCGGGCATTACTCGACGGAAGTGCGGATCACCGGGAACGGGACGCCCTACTACATCGATGCGACAAAACGGGCGCCGTCCCCGCCCTTCGAGGCGATGCTCGAAGCGTACACGAACTACCCCGAGGCGGTCGATCAGATCGCCAACGGCATAGTGCCCGCCTTGGAGCATGAGAAGACGCACCTGGCCGTCCTCGTCCTCACTTCTCACTGGAACGAGAAGCACGAGATCGTCGTCAAGGTTCCCGAAAAAGCGCAGCGCTTTGTGAAGCTCAAGAACTGTTACAGAGACGGGGAGTACAGCCATTGCTTCCCGAACCAGAACGGCGGATTTTTCGGCGCCGTTGTCGGGCTCGGGAATTCCTCACAGGAAGCCGTGGACGAGTGCAAGGAGAACTTCGAGCAGATCGAGGGTATGGAGATCGATTCGAGTCCTGATGTGTTCGAGCAGGATTCGGAGGCGATCAAGGCGGGAGAGGCATATGGCATTCACTTTTAAGCGCATCGTCATAGACTTCGTGCCGCAGACCGAGCAGCGGTATGCAACCGTCGGCGACTACGGTGAGAAAGACGACGTTATCTGGTTCAAGATTACCCGGCTGTCCGGTCTCCGCTCCATTTACGCCCTCATTCATGAGATATGGGAGAAGTTCAGAAAGGACCGTGACGGGGTATCGGATGAGGCCGTGGACGCCTTCGACATGAGCCACCCGGAACTGGACGACCCCGGATTGAGCAGGGAGGCGCTGTATCATAAGCAACACATGGAATCGGATGTTTTGGAGCGGGCCTGCTGCGTCATGGCGGGCGACGATTGGGTTGATTACGAGGCGGAAATAAATCGACTCTTTGAGGTGAATTGACAATGGTGGACGGGGAAGCTCATCAAAATCAACGTTTACAACGGCCTGTATGTCCCGATGTTTCAGGAGGGCACGGTGCGTGACCTTTTGCTGCGGGGCATAGAGACCTGCGGGCAGCACATGGCCCCCGAGACCTTGCGGGCCTACGTCGAGAGGAACAAGGGAGACAGGGACGGGGTGACGGTTGGCGTGACCCTCGTAGAATCGCACTTCTACATTCACACATGGCCTCTCGACGATGGAGGGCCATACGCCCGGATCGAGATGTCAACATGCAAACCCCCGAGCGATGAAGACGCCGAAAGATTCAGGCGGGATGTAGAAAGGACGTTCGGCGGTAAAGCAGCGATGAAAATAGAATCATGGCACGAAGGAGACCGGACATGAAGAAACTACTCGCAGCCCTCGTAATACTTTTTGTGCTGTTGCCGCTTTGCGCTCGCGCGGCCGGCACGAACACCTGTCAGCCGCCCGTGACCATCGGGAACGGCGCTCTCGCAACCATGACAGTGACATGCTCATTTGTCGGAGACGCTTCGACGGGAGTCGTGCCTTCTGCCATAGTCGGGGCTTTCCCCGGCTGGTTCCCCTACCAGATTGATATTTCTCCCGGCACGACCGCCCCGACCGGCTACAGCATGACGCTGACTTTTCCGATAGGAAGCACCAACCTCGACCTCATGGGCGGAAACGGGACGGGCATAAGCGCGACTGCCGGGACCTGGCAGGTATTGACTTTTGGAGGCAAGGGTTTTCGGCGCAACATCGGGGAAACCATCACTCTTAACGTGACGAACACCACGGCGTCGGGCAACGGCTCCGTTACCGTGTCGTTCATTCCCCAATAAGGAGTGGACTATGAAAAAAACACTCATCTTTTCAATCATCCTCTTCCTCATCATAGCAACGGCATCTTGGGCCATCCCGCCTTTTCCTTCCTTTCCCGGCGGCACAACCGGCCAGATACAGTACAACAACAACGGGGTTTTCGGGGGCTGGTCGGCCGCACAGGCATACACATTCCTTGGGGTTAATAACCTTACTGGTCCTGCGGCCATAACCTCCTTTGCGGGCACGGTCGCAAGGTCGGGGACGACTATTACGTTCTCTCAGGCGGCAGATGCTATCCTGGCCGGATACAAGGCCACAAGCCCCGTTCTTGGGGCGATTCTGGTGGTGTCAGGAAACACCATGCATATAACGGCATGGCTGTCGTCCCTCACCGCAACCGTGGACGTGAGCGGTACGATAGCTGCCGCGACTCCTACGAGCGTACAACTCCCGATTGCGACGTTCGTGAACTCATCCGGGGTTATTACCGGATGGGTGGATGCGGCGGGCGCTAGCTATTTCTCCGGCAACGTCGGCATCGGGACGACGAGTCCGGGGTATCCGCTGGATGTTCAGGTACCTTCAACCAATAGTAATGTAAGCTTTGCTAATTTTAGTAAACTTGGTCATGGCAGTTCTTATATATCAATATCTGGGGACGGTACATATGCTACTCAAATTGAATCGAACTCTGGTAACGCATCACCGTATCGTTACAGTAGTGTGTATGCCGATACTAATATTGTAAATAATGCTGTCAGCAGCAGCCCTTATGGAAATATAAATTTTGTTACAGGTAGTAACACAAGTACTTCAAGCATTGTGATGATAGTTGGTGGCGGCTCACAAAAAGGCAACGTCGGCATCGGGACGACGACGCCGCAAACGAATATAGACGTCGTTGGTGCGTCCGTCCTCGGCTCGGAGTCGCTCGCGAATAACGGCGATTTCAGCCAGGTGGCATGGACGCTGGCGGGGGACTTCGCTGTAAACGGCACATCTGCTACGTTCACGAAATCGACAGGAGCCGGGACGATTACGCAGACGGCGGCAAATCGGGCCCAAGTGTCAGCGGGGAATAGACATTACCAGGTACAATACACGATTGCCTCAGCCCCTACCATTGCCGGGGCGACGATGACCCTGACCTCCGCATTTGCCAGTACAGCCGTGACGCTTCCAATCACGGCGGGGACGAATACGGTGCTGTTTGAAAGCGCCGCCTCTCCGGGAAGCTTTGTAATATCGGTAAGTGGGGCGACAAGCGGAGCCTTCACGATTACCTCTGCATCCCTCAAGGAAATTCAAGGAGGGTCGGTGTCGGTCGGGGCGGACATCAAGTTAGGACCGACTATCATTCCTATTACTACTACCGGGAATGTCACTATAAACAAATCCAGCGGCAGGGTGAACATAGCTGGATCAGGGTCTAGCGTGACCGTGACTGATAATTTGGTTACCGCCTACAGCACGGTTATGGCCGTGGCTGCGACTAATGACTCAACCTGCTCGGTCAAGAACGTCGTGCCGACAACCGGGAGCTTTACAATAAACACTACCGCGCCATGTACCGGAACCACAGGTTTTTCGTGGGTTGTTTTCAATTAGGAGGACCGAGATCATGAGACGAATCATAAGGCAGTAGAGGCGGAGAAAATGAGTACAGTGGGTGAGGCCGTAGGAACAATTCAGGGCACTCTTTACCTGGCAATCCTCGTCATTGCCTACTTTACTGCTCGGCTGCTGAAACAGGTCGATTCCAATCAAAAGGAGCTATTTGAGCGCATGAACGATCATGAAATCAGGCTCTCGCACATCGAGGGGGAACACAAAGTAGCAATGGAGTCTGGAGCGCACAGCCGGCATTAGAAATGACTGTCTCCGAGAAGGGCATAGAGTTCATCAAGTCGTGGGAAGCCTTCAGACCCGTCCCCTACCTCGACAGCGCGGGACTTGCCACCTGGGGGTATGGGCACAAGGCAATTCCGGGCGAAGTCTACCCTGATCATGTGGACGAGATAACGGCCCTGTCCATCTTGCAGCACGATTTAATGGACCCACAGCGCACGATAAGCATGCTGGTAAAGGTAACTATCGACCAAGGGAAGTTTGACGCTCTGACGAGCTTTACAATGAACGTGGGGATGGGAAACTTCCGGTCCTCGACGCTCCTGAAGTTCCTCAACGGCGGGTCACTCGAGCAGGCGGCAAGTGAGTTTCTGAGATGGTGCCATGCCGGGGGCTTTGAATCAGCCGGGCTGCTGGCGAGGCGGCAGGCGGAGCGGGCGATGTTTCT